ATGTGAGGGCGAGCGGTACGAGGATTGTTTTCTCGACCGCCCGCCCATTTTTCTACCCAGAGGACAACACGCGAACACACGAAGGAAGGTGGCGACATGAAGTGCAGGATATTCTTGTTCATTGTCTCGGCGTGGTTATTTCTTTTGCCATCGGCTGGTTTTTGTTCCGGGCAATACGTTCTGACGGAAAGCGAGCTGACGACACTCGAAACGAACTTGACGCAGCTCAAGACGAACAACGACAAGCTGCAGGAAGCGTTGACGAAATCAGAGAAAGCGTTGACGCAGGCAGGCAGGAAGTCGGACGAATTGACGAATCAAATCAGCGAGCTCAGGCAGACGTTGAGCGAATCACAGAAACAAGTAGCGATCTTGCAGGCGCGGTTGCAGACGCTCGACAGGCAGACGCAGGAAGCGCAGAGCTCGCTCGCGACAGCGCAGAGCGAATTGGAGAGTGCGAGAGCATCATTCGAGACGTTAGAGAAAGAGCACGCGAGGACTGAAGAACGGTTGCGGACGCAGAAAACCGCTTGGGAGGTTATCGCCGGCGGGCTGGTGCTCGTTCTATTATTCTAAGGCAGAGCCACGGGGGACGATTCCCCTGTGGCTTTCTTTTTATGCGTAATTTGCGTATTTGAAAAATTTCTTGGATTTTTCTCATATTTTTTCAATTTAGGGCTTTACAAAATATTGAATACGCGCTATAATGTAATCAAGTTAAGGGACAGGACAACAGCCTAGAGGAAAGCAGAAAGGACGACCGAAAATGAAAGAAATCGACATCGCAATTCGCAGAACGCAGAGGAAACTCAATGAAGCACGCGAGCGCAAAATCGACGAGCTCAAAGACCTCATCGACACACTCCAGTACGAGCTCAAGAAAGCAGAGGAAGGTCGCCATACGAGTGCGGGCTCCTACGGCTGCCAGCTCGCGAAAATCGCAGAGCTCGAAACGAAAGAAGACGTCATGCTCGAAGTCCTCGATTCGTTCAACATCATCAAGGGCAACGACGCAGAGTGAAGGAGGAACATACCATGAACAAGCAGGAAGTCAACGCAATCATCAAAGACCTCGCAGAGATTCACGGCTTCGGAACGAGAGAGGGGAATTTCCTCATCACAGAGCCGGTCGGCGAGTACGTCGCATTCACCGCTATTCCGAAGGTTAACGCAGAGGAAAGCAACTGGTACGAACACAAGCTCGTCAGCGACGTCATTGTCACGGTCAGCGTCACGAAGGATGTGAGCCGCGAGACGAATTTCCGCAAGCTTCACTGGATTTCCTCTGAAATCCGTCACGCGGCGGCGATGCTTGAAGCAATTCAGGAGGCAGGGCTCAAGTACACGGAAACGCTCGGAGAGGCAAAGGATTAAGGAGGGACACCAAATGAAGCTCAGCGAAAAAGACAAGCTCATCGACCTCATGAACGAGGCGGCACGGGATTACTACACGGAGCTCAAGACGACCGCGAGCGAGGCAATCTGGCAATACTTCGGCAGGTTCTGGGCGCTCACAGACTTCGGGATGCGGACGGGCGCAATCGAAAAGGACGACGCGCTCGCCATTCTCAACTACGCGAAAGCGGACGTCGAGGAACGTCTGCTGGAAGAAGAAAAGGAGCTCGGAGCATAAGCAGTCGAAACGCGGGCGACGCGCACGGAGGAACGCGAGCCCGCTTCTACCGGGGACGGCCTACCGGTACTGACGAGACAGGCCAAATGAAGCTCACGGCGTTCACACAAGAAAGGACGATGTACCATGAACGCATACGAAGAAAAGCTCGAAGCGCGACGCGCCTACTACGAGCGCAAGGCAGAGGAGGCAGACGCAGCCGGTACGGCGATGTGGCAGGAAGCGCACAAGATGGGCGAGGCAATCCCCTTCGGGCAGCCTATCCTCGTCGGCCATCACTCGGAGCGCGGCGACCGCGCCTACCGCAACCGCATGACGGCAAAGATGGACAACGCGGTGCGCCTCCACAACAAGGCCGACTACTACCGCGAAAAGGCAGAGGGCGTCGGCAAGGGCGGCATCAGCGCATACGACCCGGACGCGAGCTCGAAGCTCGAAGTGAAACTCACGGCGGCGAAAGAGCGGCAGGAACTTATGAAAGCCGCGAATAAGGCAATCCGTTTGAAGGACACGGCGAAAGGCGACGCAAAACTCGCAGAGCTCGGATTCAACCCGGAGGCGATCTCGAAGCTGCGTACTCCCGACTTCTGCGGCCGTCTTGGATTCCCCGACTACGAGCTCCGCAACAATAACGCGAACATCAAGCGCATGGAGGCACGCATCAAGGCGCTCGCCAGCTCGGCAGAGCATGAGGGCGAGGAAGAAGAACACGACAGCTACACCTACAAGGTCGAAGAAGGGCGCGTGCAGTTCGTGTTCGACGGCAAACCAGAGCCGACCGTCCGCAACATTCTGAAGCGGGCCGCGTTCAAGTGGAGCCCGGCACGAGGCGCATGGGTTCGGCAGGCGACGGCGAACGCGATGTACGCGGCAGAGCGCGTCAAGAAAGAGCTCGACGATCTCGAAGCGTTCGACGACTGACAAGGAGGCAGGACATCATGAACACGATGAGCAACTACCGCCCGTTCAAGGGCTGGCACAAGTTCGCAGACGAAACGGGCAAAAGCAGCTACACCGACTACGCAAAGCCCGGCGACATCGTTGACGGCGAGACTTACGACTACTTCCTGAACTGCCTGCCACCGGCAGCGTTCGGGAAAGGGTACTTGCAGATGGGCGAGCCGTTCAACCACATCACGACGGAGGCGGGCGGGGTCGTCCCGACGTTCCTCACGTTCGCACGCGGGCTCGACGGCAAGCTCCATTTCAACGGCGATCTCCCGTACCACCACTACCGCAAGGAGGACGGCGACGGAGCTATTGCAATCTGGCCTTTCGACGTGATATAATTCGGCGTAAAGCACCAAATTGAAGCTCGGAGGCAGATAAGCAATGGGAAAGGCAGGCACACCGCAAGACGGCAGACGCAACAACGGTCATTTCGCAAAGGCGGGCGCGGGCAGGCCGCGCATCAATCCAGAGGACAGCAAGGCGCGAGGGATTCACCAGATTCGCGCCTACGACGACGAATGGCAGCTCATTCGCCGGTTCATGGCACTCGTCCGCAAGGACACGAAGCGGTGCGCGGATGCCGTTGCGATTCTCGAAATGAACGACGGAGGCGAGCACAAGTGAACGACGAAAAGACGGAGCTCAAACCGTGCCCGTTCTGCGGCGGCACGATGCTCAAAATCACGAAAGCGCAACTCAGCAACAGCAAGACCGGCCATAGCGTCTACATCAGGTGCAAACAATGTTTCGCACGCGGGCCGAAAGTCAACGTCGGAGACGGAGACGACCCCGACCGCGAGACGCAGGCGGCAGCAGAGGCATGGAACAAGCGCACATGACAAATACTCTAGCCATGCAGCCTTTGGACAGCGGTTGCAGACCTAGAGCACAAGAAAGCCCCGCGAGGTTGATTCCTTGCAGGGCTTTTTCTTTTTTGTCGTCACTTAAAGACGATCTCGAAGTCGCAGAGATATTTATGCCCGTAGTTGTGGTCACGGCGGGCGAGGTAGACGCGCTCCACCACGGCGAGCACGACACGACGACGGGCGGCGATGTCAGACGGGCAAGCGAGCACGGCGGAAGATATGTCAGCCGGTTCTATCCGTTCGGGACGTTCGCAGGCAGAGGATTCGAGCGACGCGAGCTCGGACTGCAGGCGACTTTCTTCTGCTTTCAGAGAGGCGAGGCGTTCCGTCGCTTCGGACTGGTCGATGAGAGACGACGAAAACCACGACATGACAGCAGACTTTTCCTCATGAATTTTCTTCAGGCGGGCGGCGATCTTCGCCGGCCTCTCGGACGGAGACGCAGCAGGCGAGGCAGAGTGAGCCTCGATGTAGGACGCGAGCGCGGCAGGATTCTTGCAGAGCTCGACAAGCGTTTCCCAGAAAAGCTCGTCAAGGACGGAGACGTCCATCGTGCGCGTCATGCAGCTCGGAATTGTCTTATCCTCATTCGAGCGGCAGGAATACCAGCGGATACCGCGCTTACCGCCCCCGGATATTCGGATGCGGTGACGGCAGACGGCGCAATACGCGAGCCCTTGCAGCAGGGCGGGCGTGTCGGCAGGCTTCCAGACCTTGTAATGCCGGTTCCCGTCTTTTATCGCGAGCGCGGCCTCATGTAGCGCGGGCGGAATTATCTGCGGGCAAGACATTTCAATCCACTCGTCACGCGGGCGGGGCAGCCTCTTTTCGGAGTGCGGCCCCGTCTTTTTGTGGTACGTCGTATTCGCGAAATATTTCCCCGTGTAGTGCGGGCGATGGAGCATATTGCGGACAGAGGTAGGACGCCATATTTTCCCAGACGGCCCCGGCACACCTTCAGCGTTCAGACGATCTGCGATAACCTCACAGCCCCCGACACGTTCCTCGACGTACCAGCGATAGACGCGGCGCACGATCTCGGCCTCGGCAGGATTCACGACGTAGGAAGAAGTCGAACGGTCGAAGTCGTACCCGTAGATGTGGGAATCAGTTATCGCTTTTCCAGCACGAAGTTTCGCCCGCTTGCCCCGCATGGTACGCTCACGGATTTTCGCACGCTCGTACTCGGCGAAGACACCTTTCATTTGGTAGTTCATTTGGCCTTCTGGTGACTTCTCGAAGCGTTCGAGGACGAACACAGGCGAGGCACCGGCCTTTTCAATTTCCTCCGTGAGTATCAACTGGTGAATCAGCTTGCGAGCCATTCTGTCTGGGTCGTGGAAGATTACGACATCGTACAGACCGGCAGGCAGAGCGTCACGCAGGGCATCAAGCGCGGGACGTTCGAGAAAGCCCCCGGAATATCCATCGTCAACGTACTCCTTTATCACGGCCGCCCCAATCTCGCGAGCCTTTGCACGGCACGCTTCCAGTTGCGTTTCGATAGAGTAGCCATGTTCCGCTTGCCAATCCGTAGAGACGCGGGCATAGATTGCAGCGTTCACGCGACAGAGCCTCCCAGCGTTCCGTCAGGCGTCACGACAGAGCCGCCATAGGCGACGACATAGGCAATCGCGGCGGCGAGCTCCTGCGGCGAGCTAGACAGGCTGGCTGGCGTGTCAAGCAACAGGGCATCGCACTTTTTCGAGACGACGGCCTCGACAGCTTCAGACGGAGCATCGAATGGGTCATAGTTCCCCGGCCCAGCAAAGTCAGCGAGCGCGAGGAAGGAATCGAAATTCGCGGCGAGGACAGCATATTTCATTTCAGCATTTCTCCTTTCAGACATACGGCGGCAGAGGAAATCCGTGCCACGACAGCCAATCGCGGACGGCAGGCGAGAGGAACGGCCTCACTTGTCATTTGACGCGGGCTCGCCCCGCCTCTTTACGAACTGCAAGTAGTCGAAGAATTGTTCCATTTGCGCGAGCGTTTCGGAATCAGCGGCGGCGATCTTCTCCATCAGCCCGCCTTTCGACGCGACAAGGGACACCGGCTTGCGCTCAGGCGAGTTGCCAATCAGCCAATCGACGGAGACGTCGCAGGCGGCAGCAATCTTCTGGAGCGCAGAAAGAGACGGCTCACCGCCTCCGTTCATCCAGCTACGGAAAGAGCCTAGCGTAGCACCGATAAGCGCGGCAAATTCTTCTCGCGTGCAAGCCTTTCCGCGAGAGGCGAGCGTAGACTGCTTGCGTTCGACGAAAAGGCGGGCGAGGTTCTTTTGGAACGGCGTTTTTGGCTTTTCTTCTTTCATCACGACACCTCCCGTCAAGCATACCATATACAAGGGAAAAGTTCCAATATAAAAGGATTTTTTCTCAAAATAGGGAAAATTTCTCTTTACTTTACGTTCCGTTCGCGCTATAATTCAGACAGGGTTGAAAATCAACCGAAAGAGATATTTGTATGACAAGCGAGAGGAGGCGAGCGCATGGAGCTCACAATCAAAGGCGAGATTGCAGGTAGAGGTATGAAGTATCGCGAGGTTGCCGAAAAGGTAGGCATCCCGCCGAAAACCTTCTACCGCAAGCTGAGCAACGATTCCTTCACGCTTCCAGAGGCGAGGAAGATTTTTAAGGAGCTCGGCATGAAAATTGTCATTCAGGGCTGATTTTTTCTGCCTGCGAGGCGTTGAAAAGCAACGTAAACGGTCAGAAAGGAGGCCGAACACATGAACGAAAACGGCATCATCATCGTCAAGCACAACGGCTGCACGGCGCGGGTGCGCTTACGGAATTTCAGCGACAGCGTGAAAGAGCGTTTCAACACGACGCTCGCCCGCGAGCTCATGCGCTGCTACAGCACGAAGGAGGCGGCACAACATGACAGAATTTCAACGTCGCATTGAGGCGAGGCAGATTCGCATCGCCCGCTCGGACGCGAGCATCAGGCCGCACATCAAGAAGGGCATCGCCATTGCGGCGCTCGCAGGCGCGGCGATCTTGTTCGGTGGCTACTACGACGGCGACCAAGTTCTCATTGAGGACACCTACACGGTCAAGCCGGGCGACACCTTCTGGGACATCAGCGAGACGTTCCTGAAAAAGAACACGGGCGGGCGGCGCTACATCTTGGAGTTCCAAGAGGGCATCAAAGAGCTCAACCCGTGGCTGCAGGACACGCACTGCCAGATTCAGCCGGGCGACAAGCTCCGCATCAACTACTTCATCAAGAAGGAAGCGGACGACAAATGAACGGCGAGCGCACGCAGCATCCGTACTGCTTCATCTGCGGGCGGACGTTCGAGCCGTGGGAGGACTTCCACAAGCTGTATTTCAAAGGCAAGCTCGTTCCCGTATGCAGAGACGACAGGACTTGCGGCGAGCGCAAGGAACGCATGGACAGAGAGTTCCATCAAGGTCATTATCGCACCGAAAGGAGGGACACGAAATGCACGAAAGATTCGCGGAAACGCTTTTCAGAGCACGGCAGCTTGCAGGAATGAGCCGCGAGTACGCGGCAGAGGTTCTTGGCATCTCGCCTCGGACGCTCGCGTACTACGAAAGCGGGCGGGACGTTCCAGACGAAACGGTCGCGGAAATGGTTCAGGCATACGGAGACCCCGCGCTCGGCTACCGCTATTTGAGCGGCGAGCTAGAGACAGGCAAGCTCATTCTCCCGCCCGTGCCTATCGCCGGCGTATCTTCTACGGCGCTCCGCTTGCGGGTAGTCATGCGGCGGGCGGCAGATGTTGAGGACGCGCTCGAAGCGATCTGTTACGACGACATCATCACGACGGAGGAAGTTCCGACGTTCGACAGGTGTGCGAGGCTCATCAAGGAGCTCGAAGCAGCCTGCATAGGCGTAACGCTCATGCAGGAAATCGGGCAAAATAAAAAGCCCCGCGAGCAAGGGACTACTTGCTGCGGGACTTACCATTCAGGCCGAAAACCTAAATGAAGCTCAACGACAGTATATCACAGAAAGGACGAAAAGAAAATGAGGCTCAACAGAATTTTTGTTCAGCACTTCAAAGGGCTCGAAAAGCTCGAAGTCAACGCAGAGGGCAAGAACATCACCGTGCGCGGCAAGAACGGCACCGGCAAGACGACCATCGCAGACGCATACGCTTGGCTCATGACTGGCAAGGGATTCGACGGCAAGGCCATCGACACGCAGATTAAGAAGCGCGGCGAGGATGGCAGCACCCCGAGCGACGGCGGCGTCGAGCACACGGTCGAGGCAGAGTTCAGCATCGACGAAAACCATTTCGTCACGCTCAAGCGCGAGTTCAAAGAGAAATGGGAAAAGCACCGGGGCGCGGCAGAGAGTGAGTTCAAGGGACACACGACGACCTACAGCATCGACGGCGTTCCGATGTCGAAGAAAGAGTACGAGCGGCGCGTGAGCGATCTCGTCAAAGGCGACACGTTCTCCGTGCTGTCCATGCCTCTCCACTTCTGCACCAATACCAAATGGCAAGACCGGCGCAAGGTTCTCATGATGGTTTGCGGGACGGTCACGGACGCTGACATCATCGAGGCGAACGCAGAGCTCCACCCGCTCAAAGAACTTCTCAAAGGCGGGCGCACGGTTGAGGACTTGCGCAAAGTCTTGCAGAGCAAGATGAAAAAGACGAACGAGGAAACGAAAGGCATTCCCGCCCGCATCGACGAATTGACGCGCACGATTCCAGACAAGCCGGGCGAGGGCAAGGAACTTCTGGAAGCTGAAATCGCCGATCTCGAAGGACAGAAAGCCGAAAAGCAGAAACAGCTTTTGCGCATCGAAAACGGCGGCGAGGTTGCCGAGCGCGAGAAAGAGCTCGCAGGCATCGAGGCCAAAATGACGAAGCGCAAGGCAGAGCTCGAAGGAGACGACAGCCGCAAGCGCGGCGAGGCAGAGCGCGTCGTTCGCGGTTGCGAAAGCGAGCTCGAACGCATTGGGCGCGAGCTCGAAGAAGGACAGAAACAGAAAGACCGCCTCCAGACAGCCATCACGACATCGGAAAAGATTGCAGCCGATCTTCGCACCGAATGGGGCGTCGAAAAGAAGAAGGAGCTCGAAGCGGACACGGTCAGCGAGGTTTGCCCGTACTGCGGACAGCCTCTCCCTCCTGACAAGCTCGCAGAGGCGCGGCAGAAAGCAGCCGACGACTTCAACGTCCACAAGGCGGAAAAGCTCAAGGCGGTCTCCGAAAAAGGAAAGCGCATCATGGAGCAACGCGCAGCCGATCTCGAAAAGGTCAAGGCCATCGACACGCAGGCGACCGAAAAGGAAGCACGCATCGAAGAACTTTCTTCCAAGCTCAAAGAGGCGCGGGCCATTGTCGAAGCACCGGCGAGCGCGACGAAAGCAGAGGACGACGCGGCATACAAGGAACTTCTCGCAGAGAAAGCCCGCATCAAGACCGAAATCGCCGATCTCCGCGACAGCGGCGAGGGCGAGGCAATCAAGGTCAAGATGGGAATCAGCCAGCTCGACCTCGACATCAGCACGCGGCGCGAAAAGCTCGTATCCATCAAGCAGGCGGCTAGCACGAAAGCACGCATCGAAGAACTGAAGGAGCACGAAGCAGAGCTCGGGCGCGTCTATTCGGAGCTCGAAGGACAGCTTTTTCTCACGGAGGAATTTATGCGGGCAAAGGTTCGCGCGACGGAGGACGGCATCAACAGCCATTTCAAGTACGTTCGCTGGAAGATGTTCACGCAGCGCATCAACGGCGCACTCGAAGAGTGCTGCGAGCCTCTTATCGACGGCGTTCCTTTCAGCGACGGGCTCAACAAGGGCAACCGCATGAAAGCCGCGCTGGACATTGTCAACACGCTTTCGGAGTATTACGGCGTCAAGCTGCCAGTCATCATCGACGACTGCGAAAGCTATACCAGCCTCCCGGACATCGGGACGCAGGTTATTAAGCTCATTGCCGACGGGGCGCATGACACCCTCGACGTTGAGATAGAAGATTAACCACACAGGACACAAGGAGGAAAACCAAATGGCAAACGAAATGCAGACGGTCAAAGCAGAGGCGGCGCAGCCGATCTCGAACGTGGACATCCGCCCCGGATTCTACAGTGCGGCGGCGATTCATCAGCTCCAGATTCTCACGAAGGTTTTTGCGAAGAGCTCGCTCGTTCCGCAGGCCTACCGCAACAACGAAAGCGACTGCGCAATCGTCCTCAACATGGCGAGCCGCATGGGCGCTGACCCGTTGATGATGTTGCAGAATGTGTACGTCGTATACGGCACGCCCGCGCTCAGCTCGAAGATGATGATTGCCCTTTTCAACTCGTGCGGCAAGTACGGCAGCATTCACTACAAGGAGACGGGCAAGAAGGGGACGGACACGCAGGGCGTCGTCGCCTACGCAAAGGAGCTCGCGACCGGCGACGTGCTCACCGGCCCGGAGGTCACCATCGGCATCGCGAAAAAAGAGGGCTGGTACAGCAAGAACGGCAGCAAGTGGCAGACGATGCCTGACCAGATGTTGCGCTACCGTGCGGCGTCGTGGTTCATTCGCACGACCGCCCCGGAATTGACGCTCGGCCTTCAGGACGAATATGAGGCAGAGGACATCGCAAACAGCGACGTCCGCAAGGAGATTCGTGTCAATGCGAATAGCGAGGTATTCGAGCCGACGAAAGAGCCGCCCGCGATTCAGCCCGCGCACAAGATTCCAGAGGCAGAGCTCAAAGCGGCGACGGAGCCGCCCGTCAAGACGGCGAGCAAGAAAGCAGAGGCAAAGGCAGAGCCGGTACAGCCGACGCTCGCACCGGCAGGCGATGAAGGGCCGGGATTCTGATGCTTAACGTAGCAGCATACGCGAGCGGCAGCTCGGGCAACTGCTACACGGTGGGAAATGGGGAGGACACGGTCATGCTTGACTGCGGCCTCCCGTATCACCGT